GTCGACCTGGCGGCGGGGACGGTGATCGTCAACGGCAAGGGGAGCAAGGAACGCCTGATCAGCCTGTCAACGGACGTGACGCGCACCCTCGCCGCGCTGCGTCTGGCCTCGGCCCGGCGCGACGGCGCCGTGTTCGTCGGGCAGACCGGGCGGCGGATGCTGGCCCACCGGGTCTCGCAACGGGTCAACCTGGCGATCCACGCCGCGGGCTACTCGACGACGGCGCATCAGCTGCGCCACCGCTGCGCCACGGCGGCGCTGCAGGTGCCTGGCGCCGACCTCCTGGCGGTGCGCGACCTGCTCGGCCACGCCTCGGTGGCGACGACGCAGATCTACACGGCCTGTCTGCCCGAGCGCACGGCGGCGACGTCGCGCGCGCTGCAGCTGCCGGCGGCGTGATGACCAGGGGTTCGTTGACTTTGTCTAGAGCGCGCGTGCCATGAGCCGGGTCCGCTACTACGGGACCCTCGTCGCGTTGATCGCGCCGCCGCTCGGCGTGCTCGTCGCCGAGTGGATGTACCGCCAGGGCTGGTGGCCGTGACCAGGGAGATGCGACATCGGCCGTGGAATCTCCGCCACCGATGTCGCATCACGGCGGCGGTCGTTCGTCGTTCTGTTTCTCGCCAGCGCGGAATCCGAGGTACGACCCGAGCACGCCGATGATCCCGCCGAACGCGCCGGTGATGATCTGCGTCGCGTTCTCACTGAGCCCGGGCCCGGCCGAGGCGATGGCGTCATAGAGCACGGCGAACAGGATCACGTTTAGCCCGACGGCGATGCCGAGGGCGAGGATCAGGGCGACCCAATCGCGGACCCCGGCGCCGGGGAACGGCCGGCGCGGCATCGCTAGGTGACGTCGCGTTGCGGGGTGTAGGGGATCAGGTCGACGTCGGCGTCGGGCAAGGTGACGGCCTGGTAGAGACCGGAGCCGAGCAGGGGGCCGTAGGCGTCGCCGGTGATCGGGCGGCGGGTCGTCAGCAGTTTGTCGGCGACCTGCAGCGATCCCGACGGCGTGCCCTGCACGAGTAGCCCTTGATCCATCTCGTCGTCCTCCTCGTCGGGGGTTTCCGGTTTTGGCACCGGCGCCGCGGCGCGGCGGGTGTGTTCGGCGCGCATGTCGTCGAGGTTCCACGACCCCGAACTGTTGATCGACCGCGGCCGCCACGCCCCCTCGACGGCGGCGGCGGTGGCCGGGTCGATCTTGCGGCCGACGGCGTAGTGGACGTGTCCGGCGATGTCGGCCGGCACGTTGCCGAGCTGGCGGTTGACCACGTTGGCGGTCAGGATCAGGGCGTCGATCTGGGCCACCGGCCACGCCTCGCCGATCCCGTTGTTGCCGCACTCGATGCCGACGGCCCGGGTGTTCATCCCGTCGGCCGGCACGGTGCCGCGCGAGAACGTCAGCGCCTGGCCCTTGCCGTTGGTGTTGGTGGCGCCGGCGGCGAGCACCCACACTCGCCCGGTGCGGTCGATGTACAGGTTCGACAGGGGGGCGTCGGGGTCGCCGACGGCGCAGTAGTCGGCGTCGCGTTGGCCGTCCCATGACGGACCGGAGGCGGTGTGATGTTCCATGACGCACAGCGGGGCCGAGCTGTAACCACCCGAGCCGCGGGCCCGGGTCCGCCAGCCGTGGTACTCGACGACGTTGAGTCCGGCGGCGCGCAGGTCGTCGGCCAGCCAGGTCAGGTACAGGCTCATCGCGGGTCGTCGGCGTCGTAGGCGTCGTCGTCGTCGACGTCGCCGAACTCGGCGGCGTGACGGCGGCGGCGGACGGTCTCGGCGTCGGGCGGGGTCGGCGGGGGATCGGTCATGGCGGGGCGACGAGGGCTTGGACGGCGGCGAGGATCTGGGCGTCGGAGATGACGGCCGGGTCGTTGCCGGGGCGGGGGATGCCGCCGGCGATCGCCGAGGCGTAGGCGTCACCGAACCCGGGAGCGGCGGCGACGAGCCAGATGTTGTTCGCGGCCCACGTCGTCGGCGGTGTCTCGCCGGGCCCGCCGAGCTCGGCGGCGACGCACGCCGAGACCCGGGCCAGGAAATCGGGGTCCACCGAGAGCAGGGCTTGATCCGAGAAAGCCATTGATAGTCCTCCGTTCAGGGGCGCAGCCCGATGGCGATCCAGTCGACCGAGTAGGCGCCGGTGATCGGGGTGTTGTTCAGGTTGAACACGCGGATCGCCAGCGCCGAGGTGGTCACGTCGACGATCTGCACGGCGCCGGCGACGGTCGAGGTGGCCGGGAACCGGGACGGGTTGACGATGGCCACCGGACGGGTCAGGAACGGCACCCGGAACATGATCACGGCCTGGCCGTTGACGTCGAGACCGACGGCGGTCATGTTGGCCTCGATCTGCAGTTGACCGATCGTCTGATCGACGTCGAGGACCGACGCCTTGGGGGTGATCCGGCGTTGCGTGTTGACGACAGAGTTGCCCCATGCCGACTCGATCAGTTCGTTGGCGGCGACGTTGCCGGGGGTGCCGTCGGGGTTGACGGCGGCGAACGTGCCCAGCTCGGATCCGGTCAGCCCGAGCGCCTCGAGCCGTTGGACGAGCTGCTCGAGCCGGTCGAGCGCGGCGAGATCGCTCATGATGGTGTTCCGATCAGTTCGGCGACGAGGGCGCGGGCCTCGGCGTACAGGGCGGGGGCGGCCGACCACAGGGAACGGTCCCAGCCGGAGTAGTCCCAGCGGCCGCCGGCGGCGGCGAACGGGGCGGCCGGGTCCAACGTCAGACGGCACCACCAGCGGCCGCGGTCGGTGATCGTGTGACGGACCCCGGTGACGAACATTTCGACGTCGAACACGGCCCGGCCGTCGCGGGCCCGCAGCCGGCAACGGATGCGGGTCGGGGTCTCGGGGCGGGCGGTGGCCATCAGCTCGACGAGGCGGCCGTCGCCGGGGTCGGTGGCGGCGTCGAGGGTGACGGCCTCGATGCGCGGCATCGTCGACACGGCCCGTACGGCGAGGGTGCGGGCGGCGAGGACGGTCAGCATCTGGTCGTCGACGGGGATCAGGTCGGAACGGGTGAACGGTTCGAAACCGACGACGGCCCGCCCGGCGGAGTCCTCGAGGGTGACGTGATCGTCGGCGGAGCGGCCCATGCGGGCCACGGTCGTCACGTCCCGGCGGCGGAACGACAGTTCCCACGTCGACGGGCAGATGTCGCCGGGGCCGACGTTGCCGACGGTGGCGTCGGGCGGGGTGCCCGGCATGTACACCTGCCAGTCCCGGGCCCGGTAGGCGACGGCGCCGGCGAGGGTGCCGAACACGGCGCCGCCGGCGGAGTCGGCGGCCTGGCCGAGCAGGTCGACGACGGCGCCGCCGAGCGTCGACGGTTGCAGGGTGACGGTCGAGGCGTTGAGGTCGCGGTAGCCGGGCGGCCAGCTGCGGGCGTCGAGGATCCGTCCGATGCGGGCGGTCACCGTTTCGGCGGCGACGGCCACGTCGAGGGGGTCGAGGGCGGCCCGGCCGGCCTCGCCGAGGGCGTCGATGCAGTTGCACTGCACGACATCGGTGCCGTAGGGCACGTACAACGGCACGGCCTCGTCGATGTAGCCGCGGAACAGGACGTGACGGCCGGTCGGGGTGTCGACCCCGTAACGGACCTGACGTCCCGGACGCACCGCCAGGGCGGCCGGCGGGGCCGGCGGCGGCTCGAGGTCGGCCCAACCGTCGAGGTTGCGCAACACGATGTCGGCGGCGCCGGGCCGGAACCGTTCCACGACCCGGGTCCGCCCGGTGTCGGACTCGGCCGAGTTGACCTCGCAGGACACATCCAGCCAGGTCGGCTCCGTCGACGCCCAGCGGGCCGGTTCGATGTCCCACCGCGACACGTTCCAACGGGCCTGACCGGTCGGGATGCGGGTGTCGCCGATGCCGAGCTCGGCCCACGGGAACACCGCTACCGGGCCGAGCAGGGGGCGCACGGCGGCCACGGTCAGCGGCTCCCGGCCAGGCGGACCCCGTCACGCACGGCGTCACGGACGGTGCGCACGACGTCGTAGCGGGATCCGAGGATGGCGCCGCGCATGTCGACGGTGACCGGGGCCCCGACACCGGCCATCGTCGGGACGTCGATGTACAGCGGGCCGGCGGCGGCGGCGACTCCGCCGGTCGGGGCGGCCTCGGCCTCGGCGCCGCGCGGCACGGCCCGCACCCCGCGGCCCGAGCTCGACGCAGTGCCGGCCGGCGCCGCGCTGCGGCCGCCGGCGCCGGTGACGGCGGCGATCAGGGCGAGATTGTTGAGCAGGGTCGACAATCCGGTCGCCTTGACGGTGATCGTCGTCTCGCGGTCACGGGCGACATTGTTGATGGCGGTCTCGGTCGGCGGAATGTTCAGCGCCTGCGCGGTGACCGGGGCGGTGCGGGGGACGGCGGCGGCGTCGAGGGCGCCGGCGGCGGCGTCGATCGTGTCGTAGCGCGGGTCGGCGAGGATCTCCGACACCTTTTCCGGGGGGATGCCGTTGACCTGCGCGATGTAGTTGATGATCGCCTGACGCATCGGCCCGTCGGTGGTGCGGGCCGAGTTGATCATCGACGTGTTCCACGTCCGTTGGGCGTCGGTGGCGTCCTGCGTGGCGCCCATCGACGCCATCGAGTCCTTCTGCAGCTGCACCTGCGAGTCGGCGGCCCGGCCGGCGGCGAGGGCCAGGTCGTCGAGGGCGGCGGCGTTCTCCTGCGTCATCCCGGGCGCCGTGGCGATCTGCTCGGCGGTGGTCTTCATCTGCTCGAGGAAGTCCCGTTCGGCGTCACGGGCGGCGAACGTCGAATCGGCGGCGGCCCGGCGGGCGTCAGCCATGGCGCCCATCGCGGCGACCCCCTCGAGCAGGGCGCCGACCTGCGCCAGCGTCGCCGCGACGGCCTCCTTTTCGGCGTCGGTCAGCTCCCGCGTGGCGTCGGTCGTGTCCTCGGTGGCCTGCCCGTAGAACTCGGTGTCACGGGTCGCCTCGCGTTCGGCCTCGCCTTTCTGGCGGATCGCTCCGCCGGCGGCGAACGCGGCGTTGACGACGTCGGTATAGCCGTCGCCGAGGGCCAGGGCGACGGCGCTGTTGGCCTGCGTCGAACGCAACCCCTGTTGCATCGCGGCGTCGAGGTTGCGCAACTCGGCCTCGGTGGCCCCGGCGGCGGCGGCGATGGCCAGTTGACCGGCGGCCCACCGGTTGAACTCGTCGGTACCGCCCTGCACGATCGTGTTGAAGTCCTCGAACGTGCCGATCACGGCCCGTACCGAGTCCTCGACGTCCTTGGTCTGCGACCCGATGCGGGCCATCAGCGACGTCGGATCCTCCCCACCGGCGAGGATGTCCTGCAGCTCCCCGGCCGACACGGCGGCATCCTCGAGGGCCTCGGCGAACCCGCGGACCCGGTCCTCATTGAACGCCTTGGTCTCGGCGATCACCTTCATGTACTTGCCGACCGCCGCGGTGACCAGAGCCAGTCCGGCCATCGGCCCGGCCACCTGCGCCAATCCGGCCATGCCGATGCCACCCTCGGTGGCGTACTCGCCGAGCTGGCCGAGTCCGACGCCGAGGTCGCCGACGATGCCG